TGTCCCACCCGGCCAATACCGGGAGAACTTCTGCTCACCGTTTTCTACATACTGACAACCCATAAAAACCCCTGAAGGTTTAAGAGTTGCAGCAATAAAAGGTGAAATGGTTGCAAAGTTTGCACCTGGCAAAACTACAGGATCACCAGTAAAGATATTATTTGAACATAGTCCACCAGAGGACAGTGTAATCATATCTGTTACGGCTTCGTTATTGTAGCCACCACCTTTTTTACGAGCAGGAATGAAACCACGAAATGCTTTAGTACTAGACATGTTTCATCTCCTTATTTTGAGAAAAGACTAATCCTGAAAAGAAGGTTGTCTTCCTCTTGTTGTTACGGATTTACTTGAGTTCGTTATAGGCATACGAGAGTCAGAGCTTTTCATCAACTGTGCATTAACTGCATCCATCATATCATTGGCCTTTTTCTCATAAAACCTTTTCCTAGCCTTTACCTTGCCTGTTGGCATCTTTGCCAAAGCTAAATCTCCACGACAGACTGCACCAAGATAACGACCTTCTTCCCTCACGAAGGAAGTGACTGCCATTTCAGGAACCTCATCAGGAGTAACGAAGACCCATCCTTCCTGTTGTTTCTTACCAACATTTGTGATGTCATCCTGACCTTTGAGTAATATTCGTAGCCAACGAAGAGACATTCCTTCATTATCAAATCTTGCTTTCACAAGTTCTGGTATATTCAGAGCGTCTGGCTCTTCAAAAGTCCATTCTTCTTCTCTTGTATTCTTTTCCCTTATTTCAGTACTACGTGATTCATTTCGTGTATTCATAATATTTCTCCCACGCTAATTTGTATAAACATCTGTATAATCGCCTTCGGCTTTATTAACCTTCAGCTTTTCAGAAGCATACGTTTCAAGAGGTATATTCCATTTCTGAGCAAGTCTTACATCTTCTTGCGAAAGTTTAACTTTGCCTTTAGAACTCGGAGAGGAGCGAGAACTCCCCGACACCACTTGAGCAGGCATTGACGTATTTTCCTGCCTACGCTCTTCAGCTTCTCCAAACCTTTGCGGAAAAGCTTTTTTGATTCTGCTGTCAACTTCCTGATAGAAGTCTTTATCATTAGGATCATATCCTTCTCCCTTTAGTTCTGCATCTATAGCTAATGCGGCTGCTGTCATTACATTATCTTTACCAAACCATTCATTTGTTGATGCCCATTCTTCTGCTTTAGGATCTGGTGAATGTGCTGGCTGTTGAGGAGCCTGTCTAGGTCTTGGTCTTTTTTGTTGTTTTTCCTCTTGTTGTATGTAATCAAATTTTGCAGAACTTACAGCCCTTAAATCAGCTTGTGCCTCGTTTAACATCTCCTGTGCTTTTAAAACCTTTTGATTATCACCTTCTTCAAAAGCTTCAAGATAGGCTCCACGAGCAAGCTCTATTTTATCAGTTAGTTGTCTCTCTGAAGAATCAAGAGTTAGTTTATTTATTTCTTTAACTTCTTGATTTTTTTGACCTAGCCTACCAACTAGTTCTTCATTCTGTCGTACAAGAGCATTAATCTGTTCATCACGCTCTTTTCTTTGATGTACTAACTGTCTAATTCTTTTTTGTGCTCCTTTTGTTTGAATACCATCCAGTTCTTCGGGATCTTTTTCTTCTGAAGAAGACTTAACTTCTGGCTCTTCAGTATCAGGGGTAGTTGTATTATCTTCGACTTCATATTCAATTTTTTCTGGAACTTCTACTGTGTTCCATTCTTCATTCTCGGCCATTTTTTCCTCCGTTGCTTACGAGACAAACGCTTTACGTAATACTATTATAACATACTTTTAGTCGTTTCCCAAATTATGCTGAACCTTTTCCTAGATTAAATGTAGGATCTAGGTCTTTTGGATCAGCTACTTTCATCACAATCTGATCATCAAAAAGTAGAATAAGTCTTACTCCCTGATAAAATAATTTAGTTCCTGCATGTTTTCCATAGCAGACATGATCTCCAACTTGACACCATGCTCCGTTGGGAAACTTATCAGTATCCTTATAAGCCAGATCTCCCAAGGCAATAACCTTACCTACTGTTGTCAGATAAGACATATCATCCTTAGTTGAATCAGGTATAAAAATACCACCTTTTGTTTTACTTTTTATAGATACGGGTCTAACCAGAACATGAAAGCCTGGTAACTCTGGTAACATAACTGGATCATCAACTTCAATTTCACTTGACATCCATTCATCATTCTTTAAAGCTTTACCTAGTTGTACTTGTTGCATATTACTCCTCATGATAAAATCGTTTTTTAACGATATCTGTTAAATTATTCCTTGCCCATTCCAAACTTGAAATAGAACCTACCATCTGTCGATAATGGGCATAGTCTTCGGCGGAACCATCACCTAAAGAAATTCTTAGTTTGTTAATTTCTTCATTAAATTCCTGTATAACCTCATCCCATATCTCCATTACATTGTGCTTTTACGAGATCCTTTTTTAGGACTAGGCCATTCATAGGAAGTACTAGGTTTCCATTCATTAAAAACACCTTTATCTGAATTTTTGCCCCATTTATCTTCTGATAGTTTCATTGAATCTCCAAAAGTTTGTTTAGGCTTTCCAGGCAAGTGTGTTGGATAACCTTTAGAAACACCTTTAACAGTTGTATTATGTTCAGGATATCCTTTACCCTTCTTCATCATTTGACTTCTCCTTCTTTAATTGTTCTATGGCAAGTTTTGCCAGTGTATTAAGCCCCATCATTTCTTTATCTTTTTTAATCTTTCGTTCTCATCTTTAAAACTCATTTTTTCTTTTTCAATACCAAGCTTAGTAAGAATATCCAAGACCTTAATTTCTTTCTTAGACTCTCTATCTGCCTCTGCCTTTTCCTTTTTAAAGTTATCAGTAGCCCCAGATTTCATAATATCAAGAATTTGTTCGTTCTCTTCCAGTTCAAGTTTTTTATTCTTGAGTTCCATTTCAGCCGCTTGAATAGCTGTATCAGACTGTAATTTCTGTTGTTGTAATTCAACCTTCTGTTGTTCTAACTGTACCAGTTGCTGTTCTGGTGTGGGTTGCGGCCCTTGCTGATTAGCCTGTAATACCTGTTGGGCTGCGTCTGCCATTGCCTTTTCAGCCATAGCTGGATTTTGTGCCTGTTCGGGAGGAACTTGCTGAAGCATTTGTTGTGCCATACCATTCATTTGTTCTTGATATTTCATTACAGAATGTTCTTGTATGTTTGCTTCAAGTATAGGTATTATTTTTTGCATAATAGGATTAGCTCCATTTTTAGGATCTTGGAGATAAGCCATCTTAGTTTGAATATGGGCATCATGGTTCTGTCCTGGAAAAGCGGCTATGGGAATACCTTTTGTTGCTGCCATGATATCTGATACAGGGTCCATTGGTTGGGGTTCAACCTTGGGAGGTAGTATCTGTTCAAGATTTGGCATATTGGCTGCATGAAGAATTGTTCTATTCAGTTCCTCCAAGTTAAACATTCCAGGTGGAGATTGTTGTGCCATTTGCAGAGCCATATTTGCCAGCATCATACGATGAGCATTAGAAGGAATATTAGGATCAGAGACAGGAATAATATCTACTCGACCATCAAAATCCTGTTTAAAAATATTTCTATCTTCAAAGGGAACTTCATAAGGATATTCACTAGGGAGATAATCGTAATCTATCTTGGCTAGTATTCTAAACTCATCTCTTTGAGATTTATGTAACCGTTTATGTATGGCTGTGAAAAACTTACTAGAAGCTTCCAGTAAAGCCATTGTTGTTCCAACGGGTCCATAGGAGGCAGCATCAGATACAATCTGTTCTGTGCTATCCGCAAACTTCTGACCAGCAGCAGCTACGAAATTCAGCATCTGAAAGAGCGTTGAGGAAGGCTCTTTATAGGGCAGGGGAACTATAGCCCTAGATAAATCTATCCCAGTTGCTTCAACCTCCTTGAACTCGCCGGGAGCTATAGGATCGTTATCGCCAACCATCCTTACTCCCTTGGCCTTAAAACCTCCTGGCAAATTGGCGAACTGTCCCGCATCAATGAGGGAACGCATAGCGGCAGTTGCGCTCATGGTGAGGTTGCCCAAGAAATGTATAAGGCCCAATCCATAGAAACCAAAACCCGGTACAAACCTGTAGTGCACGAAATGACTTCGCTTCTCTTTGTTTGGATCATTCAGGTCGTAATTTCTACGAATACTTAAAATTGTTTTTGATTGTTCTTCTACTGTTACAATATATGGTAAGGCAACATCTGAATCTTCTATATCAAGATAACAGTGTTGTTCCAGTAAAACATATTGTGGATCATTATCATAAGAAGGAGATAATCCAATAATTGTATCCATCTTTTCAGCAAAGGATGTTATTCCTGTTGGTGAAGGTGTAGGTAATTCCATATCTTTATAAACACCTGCTGCCATATCATGACTAATATCTACAGGGCTTTTATGAATAACATGTGTATATCTATCAGCATTCCTCAGATCAGTTGCATAGTAAGATACATAGAACTGATCTATAGGTATAAATTCTGAAGAAGGTCTTTTCAAAGTCGAATTATAATATATCTTTTTAAAAGCCGATCCTATTAGTGGAAGGTGAAATAACATTCTTTCAAATTCATCAAAGTATTCAGGCATCTGCTCAGTAAGTTGATAATTCATAAAGTTCTGAACTCGGTTAGCTTGGAGTTCCTTCTGAGGTGTCGCCTTACCCAGTATGTTTGCCTTTACTGGTCCAGAGGAAGGAAACAGTTCTTGTGAAGCCTTGGATTGGAATTTTACTGCTGACTCTATTAACAAAGGATGTACGGCTGTACAAGCACCTTCAAAAGGTTCTGATCCTTCCTCCAGTTTTAATCCGAGTAAATCAAAGCCTCTTTCAAACATGGACTCCCATTCGGCTCTGGAATCTTTATCAGCATTAAAATTATCTATAACATCTGTAGCTATAGAAGCTAGATCTTCATCTTCCAATGTCTCGGATAAGTCTCCATACCATTCTGTAACTTCCTTTGAAGCTTCCATTTCTATATTAGGTTCTCCACCAAAATCTACCATAACCCCACCGTCTGTAGGATCTACTTCAAAAGTAGGTTCATTAGGCATAGGTTCAGGTATCATAGGAACAACATTTGTTTCCTCTGTAAGTATCTGTTCAAAAGGATTACGCTCTGTTGCCATTAAGTATTATCCTCTTGGGTACATTTGCAATATTCTGTACAATCTGTACATGTACAAGGATCGCATTTACAGTCTGGATTTTGGCATTTATTTTCTTCAGACATTTTCTATTCCTTCTGGCATTGAACTTAAACCTTGATCAGCATATATAACTGGCTTTCTTGGGTCTGGTAATGGAATTACAGGTTCAGTTTCTGGTTCTGGTAAAGGATCTGGAGGTAAATATCCAAAGCCTTTATGAATTTGCTCTTCAGTTAAGTTTGGTCTTAGATTTTTCATTAACTCTGCTAGGTAAACATTCGATTCCCTTAATGTTCTTTTAGGGGTTGGAAATTTTTTAAAGTATTTTTCCATTAATGTCTTTTCTTCTTCGGGTTCTGGATCTAAAGCAGAAGGTTCTTTTTTATTAGGATCATACCAAGGATAGTTTGGATCATCACGAGGAATAGGAGCGTCAGCCTGTCCAGGGCCTGGGCGTAGACCCATATCTGCATCATAACGTGCTTGATAGTCCTGTTCTCCTTGCTTTTCTTCATACTCTCTAATGATCTGTCTCTTTAACCCTTCTCGAATTTTATGAAAAGGATCTCTAGATTCAATTTCTTCTTCGGGTTCGGGAGAGGAAACATAATAAGGATCATCTTTTTCTCTTTCTCTTCCTGCCTTTTCTCTTTGTTCCTTTCTATGTTCCCATAAAACTCTATCTTTCATTCGATCCTTTATTAGCTGATAGGGATTAATTCTTGGAGCGTCATGAGGAGTGTATTGAACCCTACCACTTGTGGCACGTTTAATTAAAACAGGAAGGGTTGTATCTATTCTTCCGCCACCTTTTAGTGATTGTTTCTCAAAGAACTTTGCGTAATCTTCTAACCACTTTTGAAAGTTTGCCATTCTAGAAGGGCTTTGTCGAGCTATTAAAGAGAGGCCTGTACCTGCTTTATTTCTAGCAACCTCTTCTGATGCTCTTTTAAAATCTCCTCGTTGTATTGCGTCAACTGTCTTCGGCATTTTATCTAAAAGACCTGGACCTCCTCTTGCTCTTAATGTTGCCAAAGCTTCTTGAGCAACCTTTTTTTCTTCAGGAGATAGCTTGTGTTTATTTAGATAAGATTTTACAGCATCAAAATGAGCACTTGTAATTCTATCAAAAGCTATATTAAGAACTTCTTCAGGAACAGGCTGTCCATCTAGTATAGATTGTAAGTTAAAAGCTTTTTTATCTCCAAATACAGTTTCCCATGCATTTTCTAAAGCTCGAACATTTTCTTCATTTATCTTTCCTTCAGGAGTTTTTAATTGAATACCACTTCCTATAGCTACAGCTTTAGTGTCAACCCCTTTGATTATATCTACTTGAGATACATCTTTATAGGCTTTTGGATTAAAACCTTCATTCTTTTGTAGTCTATTTTGATAAGCAAATTTACTTGTTAGTTCTTCTAACTTAGCTCTTTTTTCTTCAATGGGAAGAGCCTTTATAGCAGGGGGTGCATCAAAATAAGGTGTTTCTGCTACTTCTTCGGCTCTTTTTCCATACTTATCTCTCTGATATTGTTGGATACCTTCCCATTCTCTTGCTGCTCTTTTAGCATCTTCTAAAAGTCCTATAGCTTTAGAACGAGAAACTCCTCTTTCTCTAAGATCATTAAATGCTTCAGTAGGATTCCTTCCTTCTATGACAGCATCAAAAAGATTATTAGTTGCTTTCATTTTAAGTGCATCTTGCCGCTTTGTTACTTCTTCAAGAGTATCGGTTCTTGCCTGATCAGCAGTAGCTAATTTATCTATTTTTTCTACATAATCTCTTTCTCTTTTATTTGAGATATAATCTGCATAATCTCTTTCTGCTTTATCTACTACTGCTGGTAGACCTCTTAATTCTGCACCTGTTATATCTTCCCCTCTACGACCTCTATCTTTTTCAGCTATATAATCATCTATTTCTTTTTGTACTAAAGTAGGACTATGATCAAAATCTTGTTGTTCTGCTTGTATATTTTCTTTTTGTGCTGAAGTAGGACTAAGATCAGAATCTAGTTGTTCTGCTTGTGTTCCTACATCGCTTAGTTTATCATCATAATACTCATAATAATCAGCTTCTCCTAAACCTGTTGCTACAGCCCTACGATCTCTATCTTCCTTTTGTTTTATAGCTCTGTCTGCTGCTTTTTCCTGTTCTCGTATCTCCAATAAAGCTTCTGTGGGTATTTCTACTTTACTTTTTTCTTTTTCTTTTTCTGGAGAAAAAAGTGCTGATAATAAGCCACCAGCTATACTACCTAAACCTAGTTTATCTAGTCCTGTCATTTTATATAAGTCAGAAAAACCTTCCCGCATACCCGTTAAGCCCGTATCTAAATCTCTGTAACCTACACCACTTATAGCATAAGGGTCCCAATAACCACCTCTTTGTCCTAATGCTTCCACATTTGCTCTTCCTATTTTTTCTAATTCTTCTTCAAAATAGGAACCTGATGCTCTGGCATCTCTAATAGCTTCTCTTATATTCATTTCCTCAGTTGGGGTTGGTTTTTTTCCTGCTGCTGTTAAATCATCTATAACTTTATTGGCAGTTTCATCTCCTAAACTAAGACCGTAAGGATCAGCAGCGGCTGGATCTGCTTTAATCGTACCACCTCCTATTGCCTCTTCAGCTTCAGATAAAGCTTCTAAGTCAGGATCTTTTTTTTCAGGTTTTTCTAGAAGATCTAGAAAATCTTGTCTTTGGTCGCCGGCAAGTCCTAGAGCATCTGCTTTTTGTTCATTGGTAAGCCCTTCCTTTCCATTACTCTCGCTATCGCCGTCGTCATTAGTACCATCACCTTTGCCATCAGTTTTTCCTTCCGAGGTACTTGTTTGAGTTCCAGGATTTGGAGCTTCATTCTCTTCATCATTATCATTATCATCCTCAATATCATAAGAAGGAAAACCTTTACGCATTCTACCAGAACCGCCCATATTTTTCATTAAAACTTCTTCTTCAGGATTAACCCATGCAAGTCTATGAGGTGTTCCTTTAATATTTGTTGTTTTCTGTAAGTCTGATAAACCTGCCATTTTATTCCCCTTATTAAATTCTATATTGTTCTTGGTTCATAATTATAAAGATTACGTTCTATAAGAGAACCACCGTGTTTATAACCTACCTCTTTACCAGATTTTGTTATAACTTTTAATTTTTTTAATTGTTCCTTTGTCGCTTTTTTTATTCCTTTTGCAAGTAACATTGGACCTACTTGTATTACCTCATCAGCTTTAAATATAGGATCTCCTGTTGCCCTATTATAAAAAGACATTCTAGCAGAAGGATCAAAACCTACTTCAGACCACTCCTTAGAAGTTTCCCCTAGTTTATTAACTTTATTATTATTCATTAATGCTTGAGAATACTCCTGAGCTTCTGGTGGAGTTTTATGTTGCCATTTACCTTTCATAGTAGCAAACGGACTTTTATGCCCTCCTTGTGCAACCCTAAAAGCTTTCTCAGGATTAAATTTAAATGTAACATCTTTTAAG